AATAGAGAAGGTTCTGTTCTTGATCATGTAGGCAGTCACTACACTGATATTGATACTGATGAATTATTAGAAAAAATAAGAAACGATTTACACCCACCGCAGCAACAGTTCTTTGATAATCAGAATGAGATAGTAGGACTTAGTGCAGGCTATGGGGCTGGTAAGACTAGAGCTTTATGCAGTATGGCAGTAAAGTTAGCTGCAATGAACATAGGATTTATTGGTGCTGTTATGGAACCTACGGCTCCTTTGATTCGTGACATATGGCAAACAGACTTTGAGTTGTTCCTTGAGCAGTATGAAATCCCATATACCTTTAGAGCTAGTCCGCTTCCAGAATATACAATGCACTTCAAAGAAGGTGACAGCAAACTACTCTGTAGATCCTTTGAAAATTGGAGCAGAATTATTGGTCTGAACTTAAGCCATGTACTTGTTGATGAAATAGATGTAGTTTCCCCAGTAATAGCAGACAAAGCCTTTCCTAAAATACTTGGACGACTAAGGGCTGGTAATGTTCGCCAGTTTTGTGCAGCTAGTACACCAGAAGGATTTAGGTGGTTATATAACACCTTCGGTACTGATGACGCTAAAGAAAGAACCGATAGGCAGCTAATCAAGATGAGAACTCAGGACAATCCACATTTGCCTGATGACTTTATTGAACGTATGCAAGCCAACTATGACCCATCAATGTTGCAAGCCTATCTCAATGGAGAGTTTGTCAATCTAACAACAGGTCAGGTTTATGATCGCTTTACTAGAGAAAACAATGTAATAACTGCAAAGCCTGATATTGGATTAGAACCATTAAGAGTTGGTATGGACTTCAACATTGGCAACATGAACGCAGTGATCGGCATTGTACAAAATCAAAAATTGTTAATATTTGATGAGATTTCTAAGGCTCACGACACAGATAGTATTGCTCAAGAGATCAAATCCAGATACCCTATGAACAAGATATACGTTTACCCAGATGCAAGTGGAGGCAACAGAAGTACTAATGCAAGTCAAACAGACATTCAAATCCTTGAAGGCTATGGGTTCAGCAATCAAAGCCCACGTTCTAACCCGCCAGTCAGAGACAGGATCGCTTCCGTACAGGCTTTATTATGTAACGGCAAAGGGGAAAGCCGTTTACAAATCCATGCCAGTTGCAGAAAGCTAATAGAGTCAATGGAACTCCAGAGCTACAACACTAAGGGTGAGCCTGATAAAGAGTCAGGCTATGACCACATGGCCGATAGTTTGGGCTATCTTATTTTTAGAGAGTTTAATCCATTATTTGCTCGTGCGGGCAGACCTACAGGGATTAGAATATATTAAGAACATGATAGTATTGAGGCAAAACTGTGTATAGCTCACTAAATATTTACAACCAACCTGTAACAGTAGCTCCTACAACAGTTGCGAGTCCTAATGCAGCCTATCAAAGAATGGCTAATTTCTGGGATTTAATAGCAGACTTAAAAGAAGGGACATATAAGATCAGGAGTGAGCATAGAAAATATTTACAACAAGAACCCAGAGAAACTGATGACGCATATGATACTCGTCTTTCAAGATCAACAGTAGTCCCATATTTGCAGCGTATTGAGAAGATGCTGTCAGGTATGTTGGTGAGGAAACCAATTCGCTTGGACGATGTTTCAGACCTAGTTAGAGAGCAGTTATTTGATGTTGACCTTGAGGGTAATGATTTAAATATATTTTTATACAATGTTGCAAGAGTAGCGATTTCTTTTGGTCATGTAGGAGTATTGGTAGATGCACCGAAAGATGGAGACAAGACCAGACCATACTGGGTGACTTATAGTCCAAAGGACATTCTAGGATTTAGAAGTGAAATCATAGATGGGTCAAGACAACTCACACAAGTAAGGTTATTAGAACAAGTTGTTGAGCCAGATGGAAAGTATGGTGACAAGATAATTAAACAGATTAGGGTGCTTGAACGTGGTAGATATGAGATTCACAGGAAGGATAAAAAAGGGGAATATAAATTACATGATGAAGGTGAAATGAGTCTTAAAGACAAGATCCCATTCTCGATTGCTTACTCAAACAGGGTTGGTTACTTTGAAAGTCGTTCCCCTTTGTATGACATTGCAGAACTAAACCTTAAGCATTACCAGATCCAGAGTGACTTAGACAATATCTTGCATATCAGTTCTGTTCCTTTGCTTGCTGTGTTTGGTTATCCAAATGCAGATGAGATAACAAGTGGCCCTAATGAAGCATTATCATTACCACCTGAGTCACGCATGGAATATATCAGCCCTTCTGGTGATAGCTATGACAGTCAATTTACAAGACTGAAAGACATTGCAGAACAGATCAATACTTTGTCATTAGCTGCGGTATTAGGTCAGAAGTTAGTTGGCGAAACAGCAGAGGCCAAGAGGATTGATAGGTCACAGAATGACAGCACAATGATGGTGATTGCACAGCAGATGCAAGACTTAATTGATAACTGCCTTAGATTTCATAGCGAATATCTCAATGAGCCTAATGCTGGTAGCTCTTTTGTTAATAGAGACTTTGTTTCTGCGAGATTAGCACCACAGGAGATAACAAGTTTGCTTACATTGTTTACTGCTGGAACTATTAGTCAGGAGACTTTATTGAATCAACTAAGTACTGGTGAGGTGCTTGGTGATGACTTTGACGTAGAAGAAGAGATAGAAAGTACACAGCAGGGAGGACTAACAGAGGTAGAGCCACCAGAAGAACCTGACGAAGAACCAGAGGAGGAGGAAGAGGGAGAAGAATGATAAATGAGTATTCCAGAGGTATTTTTTAGGGAGACTATTGATCTAAACAGGTACAGTAATGCTGTAGCTACAGAGTTCCAGACTACTTATAACGATGTAATTTTAACGGCAGCAAGAAAACTTAAAAGGTTAAACATAAGACAGGCCGAAGCTGGGGCAGGGGTTGTTATCGCACCACAGACAAGGAAAAGACTTAGAGCAATAATCCAGCAATCAAAGATAAGTTTAGATATGTGGTCAAAAGAAACTTCAAAGAAGATGATAAAAGAGATTGAAGGTGTAGCAAAAGTACAGACTGGATTTATAGAAAACGAATTAAAGAAGGTTGTTAAATCTGGCAGTGTTCCAATAAATTCTGTTGCTGTAAGTGAGAAGTATGCAAAATCTTTTGTGACTACTGATCCTACAAAAACAAATATATTTACCAGCAAAGAGTTTACTGTTGATGATTTTAAAAAGTATGGCTCTGGCACATTCGAACTTACTGCAAGACAAGGAGCAATCCAGACGTTACCTAATGGAGTAACAGTCGAGAAAGCATTTAGGGGAATAGCAGAAAATCAGAAAGACGCTTTGACAAGACATATAAGACAGGGTGTGTTTAGCGGTGAATCAACTCAAGAGATAGCAAGACGAATGATAGGCAAATTAGAGTTTGGACAAAAGGCTTTAAGCTCAAGACAAAAAGCATTAGCTGGTGGTGAATTAACTATTGCTGCAAATCATCAAATAAGAACCATCGTTAGGACTTCTGTTAATCAAGTCCAGAACCAAGCATCACAAGCCGTCTATGCAGCTAACAGTAAAGTTGCTCCTAAATATCAATATGTTGCAACGCTTGATAGTAGAACAAGTGCAGTTTGCAGGGATCTTGATGGCAAGACCTTTGCATATAACAGAGGCCCTACACCACCGCAGCATTTTAACTGTAGATCAACTACTGTTCCTGTTGTTGATTATGAAGGACTTAGCAAACAAAAAGGATTTGAAGGTCTGAAACCGCCACCAGTAGGCAAGGTTGTTACTAGACCCAGTGCCACAGGCAGAGTTCCACAAGACATGACTTATGGTGAGTGGTTGTTAAAGCAAGATAAGAAGTTACAAGTTAAGACTTTAGGTAGTCCAAAAAAAGTAAGTTATTTTAAAAAACTTGCAAAAAAAGAAGGATCAGGACAAAAGGCAATAAAAAAACTTGTGCGTGATGATGACAGCGAAAGAAGTCTTAAGGATTTACAGAGGATCTATGGCAAGCCTACAAATATCAAACCAAAGCCCAAGCCTAAAGCTGTTGTAGGAACTGCTAAAGCATCTGATTTTGTTAAGTCTAAACCTCTCAAAAAGCTTACTGAAAAAGAGTTGTTGACTGATCTTAAGAAGTTTAGAGAGCATGAAATAAAAATACAAACAGCAAGAGGTGTTAAGAATCCTTATACAGGGCCAATAGATTTTAAAATTAACTCTTTAGAGCAAGGCTTAAGCATAGAAAAAGTAATTGATAAAGGCTCACCCATGTATAATGATTATCTTTTCTGGAAGCAAGGATTTAATAAAAGACCCACTAG